ATACCTAGACGGTAAGACAATTCCCACTCACGACCCATATAGCAGAAGACGCCAATAAGGAAGTGGAAGACAACCAACTGATAAGGACCACCATTGTAGAGCCATTCGTCAAGGGACGCAGCTTCCCAAATGGGGTAGAAGTGTAGACCGATTGCGTTAGATGAGGGGACAACAGCACCAGAGATGATGTTGTTACCATACATCAGCGATCCCGCAACAGGTTCGCGAATGCCGTCAATGTCCACAGGAGGAGCAGCGACGAATGCGGTGATAAAACAGATGGTTGCCGCCAACAGAGTTGGGATCATCAGGACACCAAACCAACCGACATAGAGCCGATTGTTTGTACTGGTAACCCATTCGCAGAAGGATTCCCAGTTAGATTGCGTCTGTTGACGCGAAAGAGTTGAACTAGCCATTGTAAATTAAACTTAAAGTAAGACCATCAGGGAAATGGTGGAGTTACTATTCCTCTGCACCCTTAGCAGAGGTATGAGAGACGTATTTAACGACCCTAGAGGTCTCGGTTTGAGGGGTCGGTTTGTAACGAAACTCATTGGTCCGTTACATTTGTTTACCTATTTAGTATAATACGGATTGCCGTATCCGTCAATGGAAAAAGTTGAGTATTTATACTGGACCTAAGATTTTGCTGATCCAATGGGTCTCATCCTTTCTCCTTGTGGCATGAGTCTGAGAAGAACTACCATCTTCATAGTTAACTTCCAGGTATTCCAACATGATGTTGCCTGCAATAACAAGACGATCGGTATCAGATTTGTTGATTGATGCAGAATGAAGTGCCCATGAAGGAAAGACAATAAAGTCTCCATCATTCTGTGCTTCTGGATAGACAGGTCCATCACCCGTCATGAAGTTAAAAGATTTTGATCCAGATCTAACAAAGTGGACCCAAGATAAAACTTCTTGTCCACTGAAGTGATCATGATATCCATGACCAGCAACTTGAGGTGGATACAACTGTGCCCAATAACTGTATGCATACTTGCAGCGATCGTAAAGGTGCAGATCTTTCATCACCTTTTCAAGAATGCTGCTATAAAGAGGATTCATGTGTGCCTCTGGTCTACTATCAGGATCACTAAAAAACGAAGTGTAATACCCATCAAATTCATCTGGTGGATTTTGTTTTAGTGAAAACTGTATAGAGTTTGCAATGTTATCAGCAGTAGGGTAGTGCCCCTGCCAAAGAATTAACCCCATGTTAGTTTCTTATAGTATTCGTGTGCATATAATTCGCGATATCCTTTAATACCCCATCCCAACCAGTAATATGCTGGGACCATATATTGCGAGATCGTGTGTCCACGTCCTTCAAACTCAGGAAGGTAGCGTTGGAAGATCTCTTCATTAATCATATATCTTGTTTGTCCTTCTAGACTGCTAGGATCACAACCAAAAGTTTTACAGAAAGATCCTAGTGCATTGTATCGTCCTATTGAGGTCCACTGAATAAGACCATAACCCCCACGATGGCAAGCGTTGTAAGGAACTCTGCTCCCTCCCTCGCATACGTTGGGAATGAAGTTGCTTTCCTGTTTAATGTTACCCAGGATTGTAGCAAGAGCATTTCGATCTTTGATCTTTGTATGCTTTTGGATTTCTTTGAGGACATATTTTTCGTTGGGACTGCAGGTAGGGCAAGTCCATGATGCTTTCTCCACAGTGACGACAGGGAGTGGTTGTTTTTCTGCCGTTGGTATCGATGGAGTCTTCATCAAAAACGGCATGGTGACTGCTGTGGCAGATGCAGCAGCGAATGCAGTAATGATTGGTAGTGACATGCTTTTCATCAGATCATCCATAGTATAACGCATAAAAAACGGGGCGTCAACTGGATTGTGCCAGTTGCCCCGTTGTCATGCGACGACGATATTCAAATTTATTTATTCATTTCCTGATTGAGTCATCATGGCAGCACCAGCAAATGACGCTAGAAGGATAGCAGCAGTTGCTAGGAGCGCCATCACCAGATACCAGGAATGATTTGACCTGTTAGTGCGTAAGCACCCATTGCTGCAACTACACCCAGCATTGCTGCTAGACCGTTGATTCTTTCTGCGTTTTCATTCATTTGTTTTTCTCCTGTGTTTTGTTAATGATGATGACACGTTTGCCATCGTGGGTAAATTGTAACTCATCGTCAGGATCCCACAGTAGCTCTTCATACAAATCGTCGAGCTTCTGGATATCCTCCCAAAGAGCATCTGGATTAGGCATTTGTGGTTTTTAAATACTCAATAACTGTATCTGGATCTGTGGTCGTGTAAGGATCGTCGGGGCAATTATCTTCCTTTCCTGGTTCTTCCCACAGTTTTTCGATGATTTGGTCATCTACAACTGCAGCATATCGCCAAGATCGATATCCAAAACCTAGATTCTCTTTGAGAACTAGTTGATTCATCAAGCCAGTAAACATACCATTACCATCAGGTAGTAATTGTACGTGTGATATATCTAGGGCTTCTCTCCAAGCATTCATAACAAAGTCATCGTTCACTGAAATACAGTAAACATAATCTACACCCAACTCTCTGATCTGCCTAAATTTTTCTTCAAAGGCAGGGAGTTGTCTTAAGGTGCAGGTGGGGGTGAATGCTCCAGGCAAAGAGAAGAGGACTACCCTTTTACCACCAAAGAAATCAGCGGTAGTGCGGGTGACCCACTTGTCATCCCTCCTCAATTGAAACTCAACGTCAGGTACTTGCATCACATAATTCCAAAAAATAATTTACCAGTGAAAGCATATGAGATTAGTGCTGCCACAAATCCCATCATAGCAGTGCGACCGTTTAATTTCTCAGCACGCTCTGCATATGTCTCGTAACCATAACGCTCAGCGTCAGACTTAGAGACATACATTTGAGGTTCTTTGGCAAACATATTCTGTTGGCCAAACTCATTTGTTGTTACGGTCATTGTCTTTGTGAAGTTTTACAACATAATTATATAGCAAATGTTAATATTTGTCAAGTGTCAAACCTGATACTAATATTACCAGAGACCGAGATTCTTTCAGGATCGGAGGTCTTTGGATAAACCCCATGAATCATAGTAGATGGGAAGATCATAATCATGCTTTGGGATCCGCTATGTATACCCAATGAATTCAAGTTTCCATCCTCAATATAATAGAATGGAGCATCGTTGTCTGTTGTATTGATGTATAAAACAAAAGAATAAAGACTTCGACCATGAATGTGTGGTGAATGTGTATCACCCTTCTTCATAACATTAACCCACATATCAGTGAGTTGAATCTTATCAGAAGTAATTCCATAGAATCCACACTCATCTTTATGAAGATCAAAGAATGTATGAATAGTTTCTTGTAAGAAAGCAAGAAACTTTGGTGGAATTTCACATCTGTATTCTTCTTTTAAAGAAGTTACAGAAGGATCTCCAAGAGGATCTTCTCTTCTTCTTCCTTCTTTTGCATAGTCTTCTACCTCTACAAATACTTTGGGAGGGATTCTACCAGCAAGAATTTTTGTGTTGTTAATAAATTGCATATGCACCAGAGAGGACTTGAACCTCCACGAATTACTTCACTGGAACCTAAACCCAGCGCGTCTACCGATTCCGCCACTAGTGCGAAGTAGTTTTGACTGGACTACAAACCAGGCGGGGTAACCCCATCCGCACCACCTACTTTTAGGAAGCAGGAAACCGATTTATATTGAAAGCAATAGTTGTCCTTTCACCTTTGTATGGTTGTGGATCAACATAATGCTGAGTATCACTAGTGAATAAAATCATCGTCCCATTTTTGCCACAGTATTCTTTATTGTAGTCTGGGAAAATAGTAGGGTGATTGTTATTCTTGTGATATATCACGCCAGAAATAAATCCAGAATGAGTATGTAGTGGATTGCCGTTTCCCTTATAGGAGAAGTTTGCCCAAATGTCAAGACCATCATAGTGACCTCTCCATTCTCTTAGACAATAATCTCTATCATGTCCTCCCCAGTGAAATGCACACACCCTCAAAACATATGCCAACCAAAAAGAATTTTGTATACTGTTGATTGGTAGTGAGCATTGATAGGCATTTTGAATATCTTTATCGGATTGATATCCATAATTTTGGTGTGCTTTTAATGCAGAGAGAGGATGATTCTTAATCTTTTTTGCTTGACGGATCCATTGATTTACTTCAGATTTTATTTCTTTAGGTAATTCACAGACCAAAAAAGGTTGATCCCATTTGATCTGAATCATTTGATTTTTCATAAGGGTCAAATTGACTCCACCACCTAGTTTTAAGAACTAGGAAACTATCCCGACCAGGGTAAGTTTTATGTCTATCCAAGACGTGTGTTGAATGATACTGCGATTTTTTTACCCTCCACTTCTTGCATGGGATTGCCATGTTGTAGGTGACTAGGAAACATTAGAAGTCTCCCAGGTTTACAGGGGACATCACAGTAATTGTATGTGTACTCGTTAGGCACAGGTGACACAGGAAAATTAAAAGTCATATAATTCGGGTTATATAACCGTAAAAAATTTTCTTGAGGAGAGCAAATGTAATAGACTCCAGAGATTACAGATCCACAATGAGTATGTGGAAAATTGTAATCTCCTTTGTCACTCACATTAAACCACATGTTTGTGATTCGTATATCATAGTCAGACATGTTTAGTCTAAAAAGAAACTCTTCGACGTGACGTTGAATTTCTTCCTTTAACAAACAAAATTCTGGAAAAGTATCAAGCACATCGTTACCCCAAAACTCTTGATGTACGGAATCGACATTAAGAGATCCAGTCCTTTGTGTAGGATACTTTTTCAGAATCTGATTGACTTCGCCCTCAAGTGAGTTGCACCTGTCAAGAAGAATGCCGTCTGCTGCATACAGTGGTGTTGGAAACCATGATTCAACTTGGGCATTCATCATAACAGATACTCCAGGCTCGCCACCAATTTTTTAGGGGATGGAAAATTGGAAACCTCTTGGTGTTTGATCGCGTCAACGAGTTGCTATAAACATCTCTCATGCGGGGACAACCATCTAGTTTATAGTCTATTGGCAAAGACTAGTCAGGACGATACTCCTGACTCTTGTAATCATCAAAGGTGATTACATCCTGCCCGAAAGTATCGGGAAGGGTTACAGAACCTGCCGCGACAGGATTAAATGCTGTTGCATTATCAAAAGCAAGATCAATGCGATCTAGATCGTAACTAGTATGCTTGTGCGTGCTTTTGATTTGATCAGCAATTGCTTTCATTCCTTGATAGTGACGCCAAATTTCAGATTGATGCTCGGGTTTTACGTCTTGGTCAAGGGATGCTTTGACTGCTTCTTTAAGCGCATCTACGGCAGATTGAAAAGGTTGACAACTCATGATGCTTGTACAGAATCTTTAATGTAACAGGGGACACGATCAGGATCTAACCATTTCGTGTATTCAAAATCTTCCATAGCAGTAGTGATTTGCATACCGTTGTCACAGAGATACATGTCTTTGTAACGCTTGGTCCACTCATCATACTTTTGGATTCGATAGTCAGGATACCCGTTTTCGAGTATCCCAACGGAGACATATCGATAGGGTGTGCGCTCAAGGAGCACTTTCACATTAGGCATAGTGTAGGGTTAGGTCAGTTTCAAGTTTAGTAAGGAGGATATCGTAATCCTCATCTACATCACCATAAAAGTCAACACCGCGATCCTCATAATGTTTCACAATTTTATTATAAAGGTTAGGATACTCGATGTCAAGTGTCACTTGTCTTTCAATTGCATCCCAAAGGATTTCAATAGCAGACGAGAATTTTTGTGCTGTAGTCATAGACTTATTCCTCTATCGGACCTAGTTTGCCCCGAAGGGCAACGATCCAGGTTGGATTCGAACCAACGACCGACTGCTTAGAAGGCAGTTGCTCTATTCCACTGAGCTACTGGACCAAGACCAGGCAGCAAGAGTCAACTCCTCATCGTTTTCTGCAAATTGATGCAGTTGATCGATGAAGATATCCATTAGTTGATCTTCGATTGTAGTGTCTTCGACACAATCAAAGTAAGGACTCATGATGGTTTCCTCTTGACTACCCTGTAATTATAGCAGACCCCTCAGGAGAGGTCAAGGGGTGTGGTCAGTTTGGAAATAGTCCTTCCGCATGTACCTACCCAGGATGTTTGAGTTGTAAAACGCTGGTGTCCCATCTGACATTGCCTCCGTAAGTACATTGTTTAGAAATAATTGTCGGGTCTCTTCAAAGTTTGTGAGCCCCTTACTTTTATGTAGGCTCAAAATGTCTCGTTTGAAGACCAGATTTCCGAGCTGTTTGCGGTCTTCAGTAAGTTCAGCAGAACTTCCGTAGTATTTCTTCCAGTCGCTTTCACTTTTAACTCTCCTACCTCCACCTCTAGGTTTTCGTAATTGGTAAAAGTATTTGCGACCGATGTATCTTTTACCTGTGAGGAGATTTGTAATGCAATAGACAAAACCGAAATGGTCGTCAATGTCCTCAGATAAAAAAGGGTGTCCGTCAAAAATCCAGGGGTTTTCATAGTCAGTCTGTTTCTCCGTCGTCATCGTGTATGTGTACTCGTCTCACATTCTCACTATCTAGGTAAGATTCTGTATCCGAATACACTTCTGCCTTAATCTCTTGCAAGGCAAACTCAAGGTCTCTAATTAAAATCTTTAAGTTCTCTTTATTCATTTTCCAACCCTGACAGTGTTGATTGTACTCTCAATATCGATACTCGTCAAGTAGATCGAGCACTTTATTGAGGGTTTCATGAGCACCATCGTGCCAGTCTCCTGACCTATGGTGCTCATCACCTTCAAAGAGTGAGGTCTTTAGTTTATAAATCCTCACTTTTAATTCATCTTTTGAAACATGGTTTCTAGGCATACTCATAACTTTTCTTGCAGTGCTTTCCAATCAGCATCAAATAATTCTAAACCTTTGTCGGTAAGAATGTGATTATACATCTTGTTAAAGACGCCCCAAGGCAATGTGCAAATGTCTGCACCCACCTTAAATGCCTTTGAAACTTGATTTGCTTCACGAATTGATGCAGCGAGAACTTCTGTCTCGGTGATTTGATGTGTGGCAAACACATCTGCGATCTCTTCAATCAGAGAAAGTCCATCCCAGTGCTGATCATAAACACGACCAACGAAGGGAGAAACATATCTAGCTCCCGCTTTGGCAGCCAGAATCGCCTGTGCCGTTGAGAAGATCAAAGTGACGTTTACATGCACGTCATCGTCCGAAAGCATCTTACACGCTCTCAGACCCTCTCTGGTGCAGGGCACCTTGATAGTGATGTTGGGTCCTAGGGGAAGATACTCCTGTGCCATTGCCACCATCTCCTCAGCGGTCTCTCCAACTACTTCAGCGGATACTGATGCAGTCCATGGAAAGATCTCTGAGATCTGTCTGATAACTTGCTTAGGATCTTCTCCTGCTTTGAGCATGAGACTAGGATTAGTGGTTACTCCGTCAATCAATCCAGTCTCGTAAGTGTGAGCAATGATGTCTGGATCGGAACAGTCCAGAAAGATTTTCATAACTCTCCTATATTAGATTTGTACGTATTTAGGATAACAGTTCCCATAAAAAAAGCACCCTTGAGGGTGCTGTGTGTTGATATCAAGATGTAATCACATCTTGTTTAACAGTAAAATTTCACCGTAAAGTAATGACATGACCGCAGCACAACCTAGGGAAACGATTCCCGCTACTTGTAATGCTTCCATGACGATCACTTATTGTAGGTGTGACCGCGATAGCAGAAAGTGCCATGCACTTCATCAGCACCTTGCTTGCACTCATACTTGACACCACGATAGGTTGTCATTGCGATTTGTGCATCGTGCAGTGCTGCTGCCTTCTCGATCTGTTTCTTAATGATGGTAAGTGTGTTCATGATAGACTCCTGAAATACTAGGGATTTACGCCCCGTTCCTTCAGTCGTTTGCGTCCCAGTATTGGTTACAATGTGGCACAGACTCCTTTACGGTTTCGACCAATTCTATTTTCCAATCTGGCTTCAGACCCTCATGCTTTTTAATCCCAAGGACTATAGCATCAGCATCTGCACATGCCATGGTTGAATAAAGTAGTAACTCAATCATAGGATGAACGCTCCGTTCCGCGACTTACTTGCGTCTCATACTAACATATCTTCGCATTGACCTTCTACCTTAGACTTAAGATAACCAATAAGATTATACTTAGTCCGACGATCTAAGTTGTCATCCATAAGGATTTCAACTCTTCTCTGTAAGAACCTTTCACAACTCATGTGCCACCCATAGGGTGACCCGTCATTATGATGGGCAAGGGTCAATGCCAGTAGGATACTGAGCATGAGATGAACGTATAAGTTGTAGCGATTGCTACACCTATATTTATATCACATCTACTCTTCAGATGTAGTTTGACGTGATACGTCTTTTACTTTTCTTAAGTATTTGTCTGACTCTGGGTCAGTGATAAGAGTCATACCAGACTTTATGAAGTCTTGACTCTTATCAACACTGTGTCGAGTGTTACGATCTTCTTCTTGACGTGCCATTTTCTTCTCCATCTCCCACTGTGCCTCCGCAAATGGATTTCCAGGTTGGTCTGCTGAATCTAGAAATGAATCCCACTCAGCATCAGAGAGAAAATCCTGCGAAGGTGTCTTCTTTGATGTCTTGTTTGATTCCTCCGACGACATAGCTTTCAATCTCCGTTTCTTGAGGTGCATTTTGTTGACCCTTACTATTTAACCAGTGCTCGGTCCAAGGTAAAGGATTGTTTTTAGCAGGGACATCAAACATAGGTTTGATACCAATTGCTTTCATACGACGGTTAGCAACCCACTCAACATAGTTATGAAGCAACCGCTCATTGAGACCAATCATAGAACCATCACGGAATAAGTAATCTGCCCAACGCTTCTCTTCATTGACAGTGCGCTTAAACATCTCGATGGTATAGTCTTGCTCTTCCTTAGCAATCTGCTGCATCTCTTTATCATCACCATCTCTCCACTTGTTAAGAATGTTTTGGGTGATAACGAGATGCTGATTCTCATCACGAGCAATCAGAGAAAGAATCTTTGCGCTGCCTTCCATGAGTTTATTTTCACCGAAGGCAAACGAGCAAGCGAATGAAACGTAAAAGCGAATACCCTCTAGGATATTCACATTAGCAACTGCACGATACAGTTTACGCTTCAACTCTATACGCTCATACTGACCAGAGGCATGACCCTCTCTTGCCAGGTCCCACATGGTGCTACCATCATACTGATGAGCAGACTCGATGAAGTCATCATAGGACTCAGTGACAGATGCAGCACGCTCTAGGATGTTTTCATCATCCAGGATAGTGTCAAACACTTCGCTAGGATCAGAATATACATTCTTGATGATGTGTGTATAGGAGCGACTATGAATCATCTCCATAAACTCCCAGACAGTCATACATGCTTCTAACTCAGGTAGTGAGCAGTAAGGGATAAAAGCCATCCCAGGACCACGCCCTTGTACAGAATCCAGCATGATCTGGTATTTAAGATTGCTGGTAAAAATGTGCTTTTGATTTGGCGTGAGTTTCTGATAGTCACTGCGATCTTTCTGGAGAGAGACCTCTTCAGGTCTCCAGAAGTAACCAAGTTGCTGCTGCGTAAGTCTGTCGAATACTGGATACTTGTATGAATCATAGCGTTGGACGCTGAGGGGAGCACCAAAAAACATAGGTTGCTTCTTGGTGTCTACTTTAGTTTTGTTAAATACGGTCATTCCTTTTACTTCTTTAGACTTTGCAGGACTCACAATCTTCCTCCTCTGAGTTTAGTATATCGTCGATTAGTTTGTCAACGTCAGTTGCCTCTTCAATAGGGGCATCTTTTTTAGCATCATATGTATTTTGATAATACGAAGTCTTCCAACCATACTTGTATGTAGTAAGAAGATCTTGTGCCATAACAGAAACAGGAATCTCATTATCAGCATAGTTTTCTGGATTGTAACTCCAGTTACCACTGATTGCCTGATCAAAGAACTTCTGCATTACAGCAGTAACTCTGATGTATCCATCATTAGAAGGCATATCCCAAAGAAGGGTATATGCGTTCTTAAGCGTAGTGTAAGACGGGACAATCTGCTTAAGAGGTCCTTTTTTGGACTTCTTAATGGACAGGTAGTCTCTAGGAGGCTCGATTCCATTGGTAGCGTTTGACACAACGGAGCTGCTCTCCGATGGCATCTGTGCGGACAGCGTGCTGTGTCGCAATCCGTATTGCTTAATCCTACCCCTAAGAAACTCCCAATCACACTGAAGCTCATTCGGTACAATCTCGTCTACGTCACTTTTATATGTATCAATAGGCAGAATTCCATCTGCATACTTAGTGCGATCAAAGTAACCACACTTACCTTTCTCCATTGCCATGCGATTTGATGCACTCAGGAGACCATATTGGAAACGCTCAGTCAACTCATGGACAAGAGTCCATGCCTTAGGTTGATCATAACGTGCATCATTCTTAGCAAGGTAGTGTGCCAGTCCGATGAAACCAATACCGAGAGAGCGACGATTCTTAGTAGACTTCTCTGCTGCCAGCACAGGATAGTCTTGATAATCAATCAGAGCATCTAGACCACGCACTGCAAGATCACACAACTCATCCAACTCATCAACACTCTTGATCTTACCAACGTTGATAGCAGACAGAATGCACAAAGCAATCTCACCAGATCCATCAATATGTTGAATGGGATCTGTAGGCAGAGTGATCTCCTGACACAGGTTGGACATATTCACCTTGTCCTTGAAGGACGAGTGAGTATTACAGTGGTCGATATTCATCAGGTAGAGACGACCAGTCTCTGCTCTCTCCTTCAGGAGGTCCAGAATAAGTTCTTGAGCGCCGACAGTTTTCTTTGGAATCGATTCGTCAGATTCATAACCTTTATAGAGATCATCAAATTCATCAGTGCCAAAAGCATCATAAAGACCTGGGACATCGTGAGGACTGAATAGCGTGATGTCTCCATTGGCGATGAATCGCTCGTAAAAGAGCTTGGAGAATTGGATGGAGTAGTCAAGTTTTCTTACGCGATTATCTTCTGTGCCTTTGTTATTCTTCAGGACAATGATGTCCTCTATTTCTTGGTGCCAGATTGGGAAGTGGACAGTTGCGCTTCCACCTCTGATGCCATTTTGAGTGCAGCATCTGACAGTGCTCTCAAACTTTTTAAGGAATGGGACAACACCTGTGTGCGCGACTTCTCCATCTCGGATCTTAGCGTTGATACCCCTGATGCGACCTGCGTTGATGCCGATTCCTGCCCTTTGAGCAACATAGTAACCAATAGCCATGTCGCTGCTAAAGATGCTATCGAGGGTGTCATCAACATCAACAAGAACACAGCTCGCAAATTGTCGAAGTGGAGTTCGCACCCCTGCCATGACAGGTGTGGGAATGTTGATTTTGTGCTTGCTGATTGCGTTGTAGTATCGTTTGACATAATCGAGACGATAGAAGGGATCATCATCCTGAAAGAGTGTCGCAGCAATCATCATATACATGAATTGAGGAGTCTCATAGATCTCCCCTGTGCTACGATCCTGCACAAGATATTTGTCACAGACCTGTCGCATACCTGCATAGGTAAACAGATAGTCACGATCATGATCGACGTAGCTATTTAACTTAGACCACTCTTCATCAGTATACTTTGAAACAATACCAGCATCATATACTCCCCTATCAATGCACGTCTTGACGTGCTCAAGGAGAGGTGGATGACCATCAGGGTGACCGTTGTATACTTGCTTCCTCAGACCAAAGAGAAGAAGGCGAGCAGCAACGAATTGATAATTGGGAGACTCCAGGGAGATCAAATCATTTGCAGACCTCACAAGAATCTCTTGAATGTCTTTGGTCTCAATTCCATCAAAGAGCTGAAGACCAGCATTCATTTCTACTGCAGACTCAGACACGCCAGCAAGACCTTTACAGGCGTGCTCGACCATGACATGAATCTTTTCTAGGTTAAGACCTTCGGTGTCACCATTGCGTTTGATGACTTTAGTACCGTTACTCATACTCGCTTCCATTCGGTAAACTTTACTTTTGCTTCTAAGCCTTGGTAGGTATTTGATTCTACCAAAGAATCTACATTGTGTCCAGCAAGGACCATATCATTTAAATCTTTCTCTTCTATGTTTGAATTCCAAATTACTACTTTGCTACCCTTGTCGATTGCGTTGGAGATACGATCACAGATTTGTTTGTTACGAGGTTCGTTATCAAAAATATAGACAGTATCCCAGTTATAACTGGAAGTGTCCACATCAGCACCAGCCATCGCCACACAGTTGGGGATAAAAAGTGAATCGAAGGGTCCTTCAGTAATGAATACGGTTTTTGTCTCGTCAAGTCTGTTGAGTCCATAAATTTTAGGGTGATCCTCATCCAACATTACAGTGATATACCTGAGTTTATCATCTGGCTCTAGGGACCTTCCTTGAAATCCAAACCACTTTCCGTCTCTGCCAATGAAAGGAATGATAATACGAGGGTGATCCTTCTTGACATTACTGAAAGTAGGTTTCTGTTTATTTACCCAGGTGCAAAACTTCTCAACGTAGTAAAATTCAGAGAACTTACTCTCTGGAATACCACGACCAAGTAGATATCCTTTCGCTGGGTGATCATTATTTAGCGAGGAAATACTCGGCAATTGTGTTTGGCTTTTTACAAATTTCGGTTTCTTAAATTGAAACTCAGGATCTGCAACGTTACGTCCTTTACCTGTCAATCCCTGCTTGTATCGCTCCATGACATATTCATCATGAAGGTCACTAGCGTTGTCCTTCAGGAAGTTTGCAAACGATCTTCCTACGCCACAGTTGTGGCACTTGTAGACCAGTCCACTCTTCTTTGTAAAGAAGTATCCTCGCGTCTTGTTTCGATACTTCTCAGAGTCACCACAGTAGGGACAACGAAAAGTGTACACTCCAGACCTAACCTGCTTAAACTTCTCAAGACGAGAAGAAACTAGGTTGGCATAAATGACATCAATCAACCGATAGACCTAACGACCTCAGAGTCTATCATACTTGATCGGACTGAAGGTGTCAAGGTTTTGTAAATGGGAAATGCGATCTGTGCCACTAGACCTAGCGTTGCTAGCACAGC